GGCTTATTCATAAACTATTTCCTAGTGACTTCTGTGTTTGGGTTGACACCCTTCGCAGTAAGTCTATAGAGGTATCCGGGAAACCGGAGAAACTCTACATGTGCGCTACTATGGGCTGCGGATTTACTTTCTCTCTGCAGACTATGGTATTCACATCCTTGGTTTTAGCGTGCTTTGACGTCTTAGGTATAAAGCCCCAGTATCCACGGGGCTCTCGCTTGGGGAACTTTTCAGTCTTCGGTGATGATATTATAGTCCCAGAACGGGCTTATAACACTGTCATTAAGATGTTGAAGTTCTTCGGGTTTATACCGAATCTAGAGAAGTCGTTCTCGAAAGAGAATGGCTGCTTTAGAGAGAGCTGTGGTGGTGACTACTTCAGCGGAGTAAATGTCCGAGGTGTTTATAATAAATCCTTGGAATCACCCCACTCGATATACTCAACGATCAATTTGTTGGTCATATGGTCGGCCCGGCACTATATACTGTTGCCGGAGACCATAAACTATCTTATAACACTTTTACCTCGCCCACTTTTCATACCCCCAGAGATGCCTTCAGGCATTTCGAGTGGTATTTGGTGGTGTGAGGCGGTGCCTGTTAAGATAGATACAAACGGATCGTTGATGTATCGGTGCTTAGCGATAAAGCCGAAGACCGTATCGACGAATCGATACGAATCTCAGCCGAATGCGCTATTGCATGCCGCCCTAAAAGGTGCGCTTAGACGTAACAAACTCATTATTAGAAATAATGATCGAGTGCGATACGTGACTCTCCTCTTAACGACCCCTAATCGGGAGTTCGTGTCGAGGGATACCAGAGATCAGTTCTTCTCTGATGTGAGTAACGCAGTGTGGCAACGCACTTGTAGTTACTATTTTGACTGTCGGAAAGAAGGATACCCTTTTAGAAATATAAGTGGATTCCCCTTCTCCTTTTAGTCAAATGGCATGGCGCAGCCCGCGCGTAGTTTTCAGACTGGTTGTAAGTCCAGTTTGAGACTACGCGCGGGTGCCGCGCGCCCGTGGACCTGGCTTGCCTTGCAGGCCCACGTCAAAAAAAAAAAAAAAAAAC